TAGTTGAAATATACCCAGATGATAGTATAGGAGTAGTAGTTTGTGCGTTACATAGAATGGAAGGATAATTACAATGACTGCAAAAATAGGATATAACATACCAACACAGAAATTCGAGCTTTTTCGAGATGTAATTGGTTTGATAATAAAAGAGGAGCTTGCTAATCAGTACACTCTAACATCCGACCCTATTTATAATGCAGATGTTTATATTGAGAGATTTGTTCCATATAACGCATCAACAGAATTGCCGGCAGTAAATATTTCCTTTAAAGAAATAGAATACACAGAATCAAGTGTTGATTATAATTTTGGAGAAAATCTTTATGCAATAGAGATAACGACAAAAGCACACGAATCGGCTGATAATCGTGCTGATTTTTTATCTTCTGTAAAGGCACATAAATTGATTGGTGCTATTTCGTATATATTATCATCAATCGAATACAGAACACTTGGATTACCTCCGGGAACAGTAATGGGAACTTCATTAAAGAAGGTTAAAGTTTTCCCTCCAGACCCGGTATATAATCCAACACAATCAACAGATGAATTATCTGTTGTTGCTGCTTTAATTTTATTCGGTGTTAAAGCGGCTGATGAATATTCTGACGTATCAGGAATTGGAGACGAAGGGGTAAAAATCGAAGAAATATTCACAAATATGCAAATAGAGGATTCCGGTGAGGGATATAAAATATTAATAATAAACAACGAATAAGATGGCAACAAGTACAGCAATATCAGATTCAATAAGAACAAGAGCTGTTGGGTATCAAGTGCTCAACCAAGTTTTTAATCCGCAAACGACTAATTTGCCTATGCGAATTGCGTTATTTGGAGAACCAAATACCGCAAATGAAGCAACATTAGACACAGACCCGTTTCAACCAACTTCTGTGAAGGAGATTGGAGACAAGTATGGTTACGGCTCTCCTTTGTATCAAATGGGAAGAATTTTACTACCTATTTTTGGCGGAGGAATTGGTGCGATACCTTTAGTTATTTACCCACAATCTTATTCAGATGGAGCAACCTCTACTGAAATAGTTTTAGGTGTAACTGCATCTGTTGGTGCAACTAAAAGTGCAACGCATACGTTGGTTATAAACGGTCGTGATAACATTGACGGTAAAAGATTTGACTTTACCGTTGCTGTTAATGATACCGCAGACCAAATTGCTGAAAAAATTGCTGACACAATAAACAACACATTGTATGCACCATGTACAGCGGTTGCCGGAACAGGAATTGTTACTGTAACATCAAAATGGGAAGGATTAACATCAGCACAACTTGATGTTAAGTTTAGAACAAATGGAGAGTCTGCCGGAGTTGTATATGCTGAAACGAACAGAACAGACGGAGCAGGAACGCCAGACATTTCTGACGCTTTGAGTTCTTTTGGTAATGAGTGGAATACTATTGTTCTGAACCCTTATTCTGTTGAGTCTACTTTAGAGACTCTTGAATTGGCAAATGGAACACCAGAGTCAACAACAGGAAGATATGTAACAACATTGTTTAAACCGTTCATGGCTTTGTTTGGTTCGACAGAAGATGACAAGGACACTCTTACAACCCTAACAAATGCGGAAGCGAGAAAAGACCAAGTAACAAACGTGTTGTGTCCAGCACCAAAATCAGCAGGTTTTGACTATGAAGCTGCTGCAAATATGTGTGTTTTGGTTTCTAAAGTTGCTAACGATACACCGCATTTAGGCGTTGGTGGAATGTCTTATCCTGATATGCCAGTACCAAGTAGCGGTTTGATTGGAGATATGTCAACGCTGGAAAACAGAAACTTTTGCATGACAAGAGGTTGCTCTACCGTACTTCTTGAAAACGGAAAATATACCGTTCAAGATTTGGTTACAACATACTTCCCTGATGGAGAAGTTAGTCCTAAATTCCAGTTTGTTCGAGATATAATTCTTGACTGGAACATTGGTTACAATTGGAAAATAATTGTTATTAGAGATATTCAAGACAAAACATTGACTGGGGATAAAACACCAAAACGTGTTGATAATACAATATCTCCAAAACAAATAAAAGCATTGCTTATCGGAATGATAGCAAACGCAGAGTTAAACGCCTTGGTTACAGATGTTCAGTTTACCAAAGATTCAATTGTTATTTCAATTAACAGTTCTAATCCTGCACGATTAGATATATTTTTCAAATACAAAAGAACATCAACCGCAAATCAGGTATCTACCGATGCTGCTGTTGATTTTAGTTATAACTTATAAAATTTAAAGACATGGCATATACAGGTTCAGGAATATTAGAGGTAACGTACAACAATGCAGAAGTTGGTCAAGGTACGTTTTACACAAAAGACAATGAAGATTATACAATTGATTTGGGTGGTGTTCGTTCAAGTGATGATACATCAAACGCAACAACTTCTGGTGAGCGTATAAATCAAATGAATGTGGTTTGCTCTAAATTTGAGCTTCCACCTGTTGCTTGGGATAAGACCGTAAAGGATGAACAGGAAAAGTTGCAGAAACTTTGTGCTTCGGTCGTAGGCTCAACGTGGACAATAACCTGTCTTGACGGTGCTATTTACAAAATGGAAAATGGATACCCTGTGGGAGATATTGCAGGTGATGGGATGGCAGGAACAGTTCCTGTAACCCTTGTAGGTAATCCAAATGCAGAAAGAATTTCATAGTTTATAACCCATAAAACACTTTTAATATGAGTAAAATTTCAAATGACGTAGCTGAAAAAGACCTCGATAAATTTTTTGAGGTAATGAGAGTAGATCCAATTAAGAAAAAAAAGTTTTTCTTAAAAGACGATAATGGCAAAGTTGCTGTTTCCGGATTAATAGAATTGCTTTGCGAAGGCATGGCAATTGTAAATGAAGATGGAGAGATTGAGTATCCGTTACTTGAACCTGTTGTGTCAGATTCTGGAACACCAATTTTAGAAAAGGTTGTTTTTAAACCAAAGCGAATTAAACTGGAGCAGTTTCAGAAAATTCAAGACAAAAAAGATGACCTTGAACAAATGAAAATGATACTTAGTTTTATCACAGGTCAAAACACATCTATTTTAGGAAAAATATCTATGGATGACTGGGGGTATTTGTCAGAGATTGGTTTGGTTTTTATGTAAGCATAGCGAGATATTACTCCAACGCTGTGCGTACAATAGCAAGGAAGTACCGATGGACTCCATACGAAATCAGTGAGTTGTTTTTTGACGATATTGATATGTATGGAGTTTTTTATTGGGAATGGGATGCAATGGAGTACGACAAGGAAGTTCAGAAGTCATTAAATAAATAAGACATGGCAATAGTCAAATACACGATACCAACCACATTCTCCGCTGTTGATAGGATGTCTGCAACTATAGGCAAGATGCGTTCTAAGGTTCAGGGTTTTAGAAGAACTATCGACTCGGCACAAGCAACAACAAGTAAAATGCTTACCGGGATTGGAGACAGGTTCATAACAAGAGGACTTATGGTGGGTACAGCCGCTGTTGGTATGCTTGGAAAAAATGCCATAGAAACAGCTTCAAGTCTTGAAGCGATGAAAGTTGCAATTAAATTTGCTTCTGGTGATTCAAAATCAGCAGCAAGTAATATGAAATTTCTTGGACAAACTGTTGAGAATCTTAGTCTTGACTATATGGTAACAGCAGAATCTTTTAAAAGGTTTCTTGGAGCAATGATGTCTACCGAACTGCCACTAAAGAAACAGCAAACAATGTTTAAACAACTTGCTACGGTTACTCGTGTTATGGGTATGAATGGTGCGGACACAGAACGAGTTTTTTACGCTCTTGGAGAGATGTTTAACAAAGGTTCTGTTATGAGTCAAGAGTTAAGGGTTCAGTTGGGTAATGCTCTTCCGGGTGCTGTTAGGCAGTTTGCTGATTCTATGGGGAAAACTGTTCCTGAAATGATGAGTTTAATGCAAAAAGGTGAGATTTGGGCTGAAAAATATGCACCGAAATTTTTGGAGCATTTGTATAAAAATTATGCATCAGGTTTAGAGCCGGCTATGAAAACAATGAATGCAGCACTTACGAAAATTCGTAATCAATGGACTTTTACTTTAGAGACAATAGGTCAAGCAATGAATGATGCTGGGTTGCTTGATATGCTTTCTGAATACATGAAAGGAGTACGCT